TAAAAGCGTATGATTGTTCAAGTAAAAATCTATCTTCATCAATTTTTAAAAAGTTAATAATCGCGTCTGAACCATTATCTATCCTATCATAAACAAAATATAGAGAAGTAAAATCTTGAGGATATATATTTTGTGATGTATACTGTGTACCATCAGAATAAAATATTTGTAAATTTTCAACATTTAACGTACCTGTTAATCTGTATACTCGATTAGTTTCATTAGGATTTAAACCAGCATCAGATAAATAAACATACTCACCATTATCATTAGGTGAATTTGATGGGATATTAATAGTCACGGGAGTACCAAGTAATTCATTGAATTGATAATCCAAATATGGGTCGTTTGAATCTGTCCACCCGTATTCTTTAATATTCGGAACTAAAAAATAAGCCCTTTTAGTACTTTCAGAAAGTTCAGGTCCTTGTTCCCATTTTACCTTAAATCTATACTTACCTTTTGTCGGAATACCAACTTCAGGATTTTGTGTTATTTGTTGATTACCCTCTTCATCGGTATAAACATAATCAAGGTTCATTGGAACCTCTAATAACCAAGCACCATTTTCATCAATTACTTTACCCCCATTTTCTAATTCAACTGTTTCTAATATAGGTAACCCATCACTATCAGTTCTATAACTTTGTCTTATCGCTAATATTTGTCCAGGACCTGATGTTAAGTCGCACAAGTCACCCATTGTTTTTGGGATTTTACATTTGTTATAAATGTTATTATACCCCAACTTAGTTTCATCAACCGTTGAGAGTAATGAACCCATAAACACAGCTGTAGGTGAAATAGTAACTTGAGCTTCGGCAGTTAAGTCAAAGTCAGTTCTTGCAATGTAATAATCACAAGTTTCTTGTTCACCATAAAATGGTGCAACTTGTACTGTTTTTGATATTGTTACAATTTGTGGTAATTCACTATAATTTTCAGAAAACTTAAACTGAGCTCCGTTAACTTGTGATTCTGTTGCTCTACCAATTCTAGTTAAATCCGCAGGTGTAAATGAAAACTCACCAATATCAGACAAGTCAACTTGCATAAATAAAGTATGTTGTCCAGGTGGTACACCTAATATCATAAAGTCACCCGAACCATTTGTGGTAACAACAAACTTAAAATACTTGTCGTAAACCTGAATTACCGACTTATTAGTTAAAGCGTCATTTCTATCAGGAAAAGTCCCAACAGGAATGTGTCCTGTGTAAGAGGGTGTGTAAGGTAATAAATTGTATTTGTAACCATCTTCATTAACGTCATTAATTGTTCTGTATGGATATAATGTACTAATTACAGTATCATTGATGTCTGCTTCATCTAAAGCAATAAAAATCGATATTTTAGCGTTAGGTAAACCAAATCCGTTATTACAAAAAACTCTACCAACAACTACTCCGTAGTCAGCACAAGCTCTAATGTAAGTATCATTTGGATTAATTGATAAAGATAATAATTCAAGTGTATCAAAATTTTGTTCAAGTTTTACCTGAATTACTTTATCAATCCCTAACTCTGTTCTAATTCTGTAAGATGAAGACATGTGTGTTTTTTAATAAATAGTTTACACACGATTTTCAAAAAATAAATGATGTTAACTGAAATTAACTGTTGTTAGATTTTTAACCGATACTTTAATATCTTTATCAGGGAATCTAACATTAAAAATTTGGTTTGGTTCTGCGTAAATAGTATCCTCTATAACCTTAATTTCTTTTGTCGTTGTATTAGAATATGATTGAGAAACTTGTGATGATGAATATAATCCACCAACTCGGTTATACACATTTATAGATGCTACAGTAATCACACCTTCTTCACTTTGTATCAAAGCTCTTAATTGTGATATATAAAGATTTTCACCCATACCTCGATTACTTGGACTCATATAGGTATTAATCTTTGATATTATATTTGAAATAACAACACCCTGATTTTGTGAACTATTAAGTACAATAAAAATATCAAATGCTAAATCAATAACTTGAGCTGGAAGAACCTGAATATAATCATTCATCATTCTGTAATTCGACAAATAGGTTGCAATGTTAGTTTTTAATGTATTAGATATTGTTTCAGTCAACGCTCCATTTGAATCGTAAGATAAAATCTGAACATTTATTTTATTATCAACTTCAGTAATTGCAACTTTTGCAGGTGCTCCAAATCTCGAAGGCATTTTTCTAATTATAGCCTCGTAGTCATTAATCGTTACTGCTCTGTTTTGTGCCGCAAAGTTAAATGTGATTAAATTTCTAATTTCTTCAATACTTGGATAATTTGCCCCTCCAATCGCAGGTAATACATTATTACAAGATAAAGAATTAATTACCGCAGTAACTTTATTTTGGTCACTACCATATACATTAAAGTTCACAGTTCCAAGTTGAGTAATTGAGCCAGGCCCAAGATTACTCACCAATCCACCTCCAACACGATACTGAACAAATAATGTTGAATTACCTTTAAGTGTTGAGCCTAAAGAATAGTTATTTTGATACTTCGATATGTCCAAAGGAGTACCATTAGTAGTAAATTGTCTTAATAGTTCATCTGAGGATGTATTTCCACCACCAAAAGTTAATTTTAAAAATCCTTGTGGGGTATATTCAGTAATAAATTTTTGATTTGTTTTATAATAACGACCAACTTTAACACCTGTTTCATCCTGTGGTTTTGTTGGGTCTTCAATAAAAATACTATCTTGAGCCAAAGCCTCAACTTCAAACCATTTATTAGTAAGGTTTGTAGTATCCATAAACTCTTGAGCTGAAGGAATATTGTTATAATTAGTACCGTCTTTTAGGATAACACCTGTTACACCCAATACATTTTTTTCAGGTAAGAAAAATTCAAAAAATGGTCTTGTTTCAGGAGTATTAATAACTCTTTTGAATACTTTTGTAATACCATTAATAACAACTTCTCTTTTTGTAATTGTATAGTTAATTAATATATTGTTAGCATCAAAGTTAGGAATTACAGTTCTATTAACAATCCCTTCACTATTGAAGTCATTACCAAAATCAACATCATATAAAGTTTCAAAAGTTTGCCCAGCACCAATCACCTGACTACCTTTAGCTAAAATTCCAAAATAAGCAGAGTCTGGTGGTTGTAATGTCCCTGTGCTAGATTGTACTGCCGGGGCGTCTCCAAAAGGAGGAACTTGTACTGAGAAATCAACCAACGAAATTGATGGTCTCATTCCAGGAATTTTTAATCCATAAGTTCGAGCAATATTATAAAGTGAACTTGGTTGTTGTGCAAATTGTAAAACAGTTTCTTGTAAACTTCTATCAATATGATAATTTAAGTTATCAGTAACCGCAGCGTTTAAATCAAGTAAAACAGAAAAAACAGATGCATCATTTACGTTTTGAATTAAATCAGGGTAATAAGTTCTAACATAGTTTATTAACTCTAATCTAATTGCCTGAAAATCTCTTGTAGTATATGATATCATAGTTTTATATATTAATAATTACAAACCCCGGCGTATTAAATACATTATTTGTAATATTATAATTTATTCTTACTTTAGCAGTGTACTCAACTTCAGGAGTGTTAGTAAAATTAAATTCAGTTGCCGACTCATTATTCATTTGTAAGGTATCTTGAGTAGCAACCGCAGGTTCAATTTTAACTGAAGTAATAGTTAATCCCGGTATGTAAGTCTCAACCGCTTCTTTTATTTCTGTTTCTATTTGGTCAAAAGTAGGACTATCAAGTGGTTCAAAAATAAACTCATACAATCTTGTCCCAAAGTTTGGCATAAAGTATCTACTACCCTTTCTTGTAAGTAATAAATGTATTAAACTACTTCTAATTTCTTCTTCACTTGTGTCCGATAAATCCAAAAATTTACCATTTAATGAATCTTTAAAAGGAAAAGTAATACCGTATGTTACACCATTTGCCATATCAAATAAATACTGAAAAATTAAATTTATATCAAAACAATAATTTTACCCTCAATAGTTTTTGGAGTTTCATTATCATATTCAAATTCTACAAATTCTTGTTTAAGTAGATATTCGTTTATAAAATCATTAATAGGGTAATAACTTATACAATCAATTATTGGTTTCCCTTTGGGGGAGTACCTATAATAACCAATTTCATAATCCCATATCGTCAATAAATTTTTTGTGGGATTTTTTGTAAGAAGATTTGCTTTCGTCATAAACATCGGTAGTATACTGCCAATTCCAATATAGTTTCTTATTAGGTTCAAATCCATAAAACTCGTGAACTTTCATTTGAGTTTTAGTCACATCTTCACCATTCCAGTTTTGTCCAACACAGATAAATCCTGTCTCAATACCTTCAACTATATTTTTTTCACCTAAAGTAGCGTGTCTATTTTCAATCCAAGTTAATCTCTCAATTAGATTTTGATAGAACATATTTGCTTGTCCCCATCTAACTGAACTAAAAAATATTACAGCATCCGACTCAAAAAGTTCTTTAGAGATTTTCCAAAGTTCATCTGTTTTATTATTTAAACTAGCCCAACATCTATGGTATCCTGAAGGATTTTTCTTATCATCTTTAAGTAGTGATTTTAAAAGTCCACAACTATTTCCGTCTTCTCTTGAGACATTTCCTTCACATGGAAATATCTTTAATTCAGAAACATCCATGAAAACTGATTTGTCCCCAAGTTCTTCATTTAAGTACATTGCTAAGACTTTTGATTTAGGGACATCAATATTTTTATCATCCCAATTATATCTATTTGAACAACTTAATAATAAAACTTTCTTTTTCTTTTTTAGAATGTCTAAAGTTTGTTTTAACTTTTTTTCACCCCCCTCTTGAACCACGTTCTCTGAGAGCATCATTTTTCTTATTTTTTCAATTTCTTCTTGTATGATATTAGACATAATAATAAATACCTCTTTAAATAAAAAATCCCGACCTAGCTCGGGATAACACATCGGATATTGTTAATTATGATGAACAACCAAAACAATCAAATTCACTATTTTCAGGTTTTGGTGGTAGGTTCATATAACTGTAATCTACCTTTGGTGGTTCAGGAGTTGGTTTTGGTTTGTTAATTTTTGATACGTCCATAGCCAAATGTTTAGCTCCCGTTGATATTGCTCTTGTTCTAACGTAGTAACAAAGTGTCTTCAATCCCTTTTCCCATCCGTAGAAATGTGATGATGAAATCTTAGACAATGTTGGGTTTGACATGTAGATATTCATTGATTGTGATTGGTCAATAAATGGTGCTCTATCTGCGGCCATCTCAATCAATTCTCTTTGTGAAATCTCCCAAATTGTTTTGTACTTCTTAATTAAATGTTCAGTTCTTTTAACTTTGAAGTTATATCTCTTATCTTCTTGGTCAAGGTAGTTGTTGAAATTAATATTTTGAATTGAACCTTCGTTCATAATGATTTCATTCTTTAAGTCCTCAGACCAAATTCCAATCTTTTCAAAATCACTAATCAAATACTTGTTAACAATCATAATCTCCCCACCAACTACACGTCTGTTAAAGATTGCTGAATGAGCAGGTTCT